TATTTGAATATACAACTATATCACCATCCGAAAATCCGTGATTATTAAATAGAACTACATTTTCTACAGTAGATATTCCAGACCTGAGAACACTTAATCTTCTGTTTGTATAATTAACACCTGGATTGACTACTTTAATTTCTGTTAGAGTTTTTCTTGATTCAGTTGCAAATTTGTGAACCCCAGAAGTTCCTGCTGTAGAAAATCCAATTGTATTAATACCTATTTTAAAGTCATTTAGTGATGGGTAAAGTTGAATAGTTCTATCACTAATAAATTTTGTATAATAAACTGTTTCTTCTCTTAAATTATTATTTGGAATAATTGTATCCGCTCCCAAATAAGTTGCAATACCCAAAGGTTGATTAGATCCAGGTCTATAAGTAATTGGCTGACCGTTAATTAATCCATGTGGACTAAGAAATGTAATTGTATCATTTACAACATCAACTCCACCCTCATCTGATGTAACCCTGGCATCAAATGAAATTTCTCTTCTTCTTCTTTCCAGAATAGGATCAAAAGATGCTCCTCTACCATTTCCACCAGTAATTGCCACAGAAACAATAACATCTACATCAAATTCTTGAGGATCGACAAATACTCTTTCTACTGATCCACTTACAACGGGACGAATAGATGCTATTCCCGAAGATACTGAAAGAGATGGTGGATTAATTACATCATAATCTGTACCCCCATTTAAAACCTTTATAGATTCTAATGGACCAAAATATACTTTACTATTTGATTTATAACTATAAATTTCAACTCCATTAACTAACATCCCAACTGGACCAGGTTCGGTAGAGTCAATATCCTGGTCTCCAGTATCATAATTTATAGATAATGGAAATTTTCTTAATATTTTTTGTGGAGATAATAATCTTTCTCTTTGAGAATTGAGAGTGAGGGTATGTGTACCAGAAGGTAATTCGGAAAATGTTAAGTAATTTGATGAATTTATTACTGATCTTGATGCATATAATCTAATTTGTGTATTTCCCGATAAAACTTGAACATAGTAAACACCTTCAGTTAAACCAGGTATGGGTGATCCAGTATGGGTATAATATACTTCACTTCCTGTTAAGAATGAAACTTGTTGCGAAAAAGTAAGTCTTCCATATTTTCCAGTTTCCGGATCAAACTCTGCAAGGTTAACTATATTATATGAAAAAATCTTTTTACTAATCAAATATGAGGGTAACGAATTTGATGCTACATATGCATATTCATCACTACCATTATAAAGATTTTGAATATCAGACGTTATTTTGTTAAATTCTAAAGGAACATTTGAACTACTTGCAGTCTTAATTCTTCTTCTAATATCATAACTAGATCCCTGTGTTAGTGTAAAAGATGAATTAGTGGTTATTTGATTGCCACTAATTGCATTAACTGTTAGATTAGATGCAACTTTTGTTTGAGATGCTCTATTTAAGATATCAATAATATCTCCAACTTTTAAACTAGATTTATCAATCGTGCTTTTTAAAATACACTGGTTAGTAGTAATAACTGTTCCATTTGGTGTTGAAGTTGGAGCAAATGTATCAATTTGATATCTAGAACTAGTATTATAAATCCAACTGTTTGCAAAAATTTCTTTATATGATTTATTAGATGTTGGATTTTTAATTTTTTCTCCAAGATTTTTTACATTTATCTGCTCACCAACACTCAATGCTGAACTTGTTGAGGATGGTTTATACTCAGATAAAACTCCAGAAATTCTAATTATAACTTTTTTAGATAAATCACCATCTTCATAACCATAATATGTCTCATCAGAATAAATTGTTTCTGCAGTTGAAATACCAGAATTTATTCCTTGACATCCAAAGAATTGGTTTATACTTCTGTTAGTATATGTAATAGTGTTATTGTCAGTATAAACAGTACCACTATCAGGGAATCCAATCGTAGAATCTACAATAATTGTAGAACTTCCAGAGGAAACGTAATCTATACTTTTCGTAGATCCTGTAATATTAAATGTCCCAGTAACTGTTGGTATTGAATCATCGTAACCAACAAAAAGTAAAAGTTTATAATATGATTTACCTTTTCTCCTGATAAGTTCTACTTCAGAAACAGATGCAGTTGTACCCTCATCTGCCGTCTTAACAATAGTTTGACCTTCTAGTTTTAGTGGATCTCCAGAAATTACTTCAGCAACGACTACATCCCTTCTAATAAAAGTTGCATATGATGGTTTAACTAGAAATTTTTCAAGATCAACAATCTTTGGAGTTTCATCGAATAAAACATTAAATAAAATTTTAAAAGATTCAGGAGTTCCTTTTGTTTGGTAAAGTGTTCTGGATTCTTTTATAAAATTACCAACGTTCAAATCTGAAACAAAATCTTTATTTTCTAATCCTGGAGTTAAAGTATATTTTATTTTTTTGTAAAATTCTTTTAAAAATAAAGAACTTAAATTTTGTACAGTTGTTAATCCTACATGAGAATCTGCAGAACTTTCTGAAAAAACTAATTCTTCAGAATCTAAAGTATCATGATAAGAAGTAATACCACAAAATCCACGTATACAACCAGTGAATGTATTTGTAGTTAGTCCAGTGTATGTAATTATTTCGTCATCAATTTTCAGCAGTCCATAAGTTTGTGGAAATCCTTTTGTACTGGATACCTGAATTGTATTTTGATTAGAATTTATATTGGAAGAGAGTGTAGTAAATCCAACTACTACTTCTGGTGTTAGATTATCTAATTTTAAATATTGATCTAAATTTTCTGCAATATCAATGCCTCCTCCCTGATATTCTTGAGAGGCGTAGTATTGTTTAAAAAAATCTACTGCTATTGGATTTTCATCTAAAATGAATTCTGGAAGTTGACTTTCAACTACTTGTTGAATTTTTACTCGATATTCAAAACCAGTTTCTATCATATTTACGACCTCGTTAATTCTCCGTTTGAATAGCTAGATCTATAGTAGTCGTCATTAGAAAATACAACACCAGATACATCATCACCAGATGCAATTACATCTTTAACCATATTTATTTTACTTTTTGAAACGCTAAAAGATAGATAAAGGTCTTTTAGTCCAATAACGTCGTTTGATTCTGGAAATGCTTGAATTTCAATAATATCTTGAGGTAAAGTAGTTGATGTAATAATTACAGCTCCTAAATTAATTTCGCCAGTTTCATAATTAACTGTTCCTGCAGATTGAACAACAACTTTAATTGCTGTAGAAGCACTAGTAGAAGTTGTATCTATCTTAACAATTGATATAATTCCAGTTTTTAAATCTGAATTTGGCGTGTCTGTCAAGTATACTGTATCTGGTTCATTTAAAATATTAAATCCAGTAGACTTAATATTTTTTCCACCTGCATTTACATGAAATCTATTTCCATAGCAAATTTCATATTGTGTTAATGAATTAATTTGAGCTTTTAAGTCTCTTCTGATAATAACTTTGGTAATATTTGATGTTATTGCCGAATCAGTTTTATCAATTGTTTGAAGAACTTTACTGTATTTGAATCTTGCACCAAACGCATTAAGATCTGTTGATTGTGAATATAAATTAAGAGAATTAATAACTCTTGACTGTAAACCATTAATACTATCTACTAATGAAGAATTATAATAAACTGCCGAATCTATTTCAACATACAGTATTTTTAGATCAATAATCTCTGGACTAATTCCAGTTACAGTATATAACTTAAGTTTATTTTTTATTTGCTGTTTATCAAAGTCTGATACATATGTTCCATTTTTTGGTTTTATACTAATGAAGACTTTCCCAAATGCTGGTGGGGTGAGTTCTTCTCCGCCAACTACAGATACCGACTCTGTTTCTGCATAAATTTTAGATTTTATTATTGATTCATAATCTGATGCGGTAACGGCTCTATATTGTGAAGAATATAATCTTGGAGCAAAATTTTTAATTGAATCTATAGATTCAATATCCGATCCATTTTGAGATCCTTGAACTGTAGTGACAGTTACAGTACTGGTTGGAACTGTTATTAGATCTGATGCATCCTTTAAACTACCAGCAAAAGTGAATACATTTGCCCCATTACCTTCTTTTCCATCAGTAACAATGTAAGTTACTGTGATTACTGCTCCATTCTCAAGTTTCTTTCCAATAATTCCATCACCAAACAATAATTCATATTTCTCATCAACAATTTCTTGTATTAAGAAAATTTCAGATGTTGCCTTAATATCAAAAATGTTATCAACAAGAGAGTATGGTCTACCAAGACCAGTATCACTAGCCCCCTTAACATAAACTCTAATCGTGGATGTATCAATATATGAATTATCTAAAATAAATCTCTGATCTAAAGATCCATTAACAGTAAACGTTTTCTTTAAAAATGTTCCTTGCTTGATTGTTATCCCTTCAAATGTTGCCGTTCCATTTATTACAGAAGCACTTATATTATCTGGTATAGAAAATAGATATGAACTTCCTGATGTTGATCCTGTACAAACAAGTCCTGCCTGTAAGGTGACTGTAGAGGGGTATACGGTGGGGTTTAAACTTTTTGGACTTACGGTGATGGGGAACGTAACAACCGCACTAGAGGCGGATCTGGAGCGGGGTACGTAACCAATATTTCTTGCCAATGCAACTACATTCTCTCTCAAAGTTGCAGAGTCTAGAAAAGACTCATTAGCAACCATATTTGAGTTAAATGCTGTGATATAAGTATTATACGCTAGAACATCAATTAAAACTGAAAAATTAGACCCCTCAAAATCAAAGTCCGTGAAATTGGAATTTGCACGAAGATATGATTTAATAGAGGTCTTTATCTGATCAAAGTCTAAATTAGTAAACTTGGTAAAAGGCATTTTATCTTGTTGCCTCTAATATGAATGTAAATTGTTGTGATGGAATTTCTTGTCCAATAATGTCAAATATGACAGAAACTTCAAATGTGTTTGTGTCTGGACTTGGACTTACTTCAACTTTCAAATTTCGAACCCTTGGTTCATAGTTTGAAACAACATTAAATATTTGGTCCTGGATTACAGATGCTGTAGCAAAATCAACAAAATCAAATAAACTTGAACGAACATCTGAACCCAACTGTGAATTAAAAAATCTTTCATTAGGAATAGTCTCTACCAAATTCCTGATAGATCTGATAATCGCTGTTTGATTTTTCAATACAGGTAAATCCTTAGTCACAGGATGTGGAATAAAGGATAAACTAATATCTTTAAATGATCTAGATATCCTTGTTATTGACATCGGACATAAAATTTCTTTATTTATTTATGTTGATTCCAGGAAGATCCGTATGATGGTTCTGTTCCATATTCCCAATCATCATAGTCTTCATCGTTACGAATTCTTTGATGCAATTCATATTGTTCTTTTAAATGATGTTTTTTACCAATATCATCATGCATAATTTCTTGAATGACCTTTTTTTCTTCAATTGGTACATAGTCTGTTGCTAGTTTATTTGTACCCCACATTTGGTACATATAATTTTCGTCTCTATCAACTGGTAAATTAGACATTTTAGCTCCTGTTTTAATTGAATAAAACAGAACTTTTATAAAGGAGGTTGCTATCTCCTTATTTCTATTTAACGTTCTACTTCTCGAAGCGTATAAAAGTCTGAATTTAAGTATTTTAGTATTTCTAATGCAATCAAACGAGGGTTTCCTTCACCACAAGTGTATACATCGACTGCTAAACATCCATTTTCTGGCCAAGTGTGACAAGAAACGTGACTTTCTGCGAGTGCAACGACCACTGTACACCCTTGTGGATCAAAATTATGCGAAAAAACGTTCAAAATTGTCATCTTTGCCCGTTCTATGCCTTTGATCATGGCATTTTGAAGCGATTTTAAATTATTAATCGTCTCAAAATCAACATTATACACCTCTAGGAGCAGGTGTTTGCCCATTGAAAAGTTTTTCAACTCAAATTTTATGAAAAAATCTATTTATTTACAAAAAAATACGTCTAAATTTTGAAATCTAGACGTATAAATTTTATTTTCCTTGACCTCTGTACTTTTTACGTGCTCCATTGCGAGACGAAGCGGCATATTTTGTACCATTTCCCGTGCCTTGACGAGATTTCTTCGGCGGACCAGGAATATAAGAACTGTGTTTGTTCAATCCACCTTTTGCTTTTGCTGCCATATATTATTCTCCAATAAAATTTCAGTTTCAATCTCTGATGGATGTGGAGAACCTGTCTGATAATACTCTATTGACAGATCCTCCAAGGTATCAAAGTATTCTTCTTCTGTGAGAGAAGTGTAAATCCTTCTCCCTTTACAAAGAATGTTATACCGTTCGTTAGCCATTCTATCAAATAATCCTTGATTTTTCGTGCCCAACGCGAATACGAGGGTCGCACCAAATTTCAAAGCCTGCTTCTTTAGCATCCAAACAGAACGATACGTCTTCTCCACACATATCCTGAACATCACCTGATTCAAAGACTTGCATCTTTGGTGCAAACCAGGGATACTTCATTTCAGAATGCTCAAATACACCATGCTTAATCAGAAGCCATCCAAATCCAGTATAATCAACGGTGAATGGTTTACGACGCTTTGAAATACTTTCAAGAGTTTCGTGGTTCATTACACCACCATTATTACGGAAGTCGTCTTCTTCTAACCAGTGTGCAACCGAGGTCGTGTGACCATCTTCTGTGCAATACCAACCTGCAGAAATATCTTTGTCAAGAAGAATTAATTGCCAGAAGTTTTCAGTGGTAAACACAATATCACTATCAATCCATAATTGATAATCATATTTTAGTTTGCCATCCCAGGGAATCTGATTCGGTCCACGCAGAACGTTCGCACCTAAACACTTGCATCTTGCAAAGTTTACCATTGAAGAGTAATCTTGCGAGATCTGAATATTTGCCCCACTTTGCACAAGATCGAAACAAAGTTGTACAAAGTTCTTTAAGTAAGTGTAAGAAACTCCGCGTCCAGGAAGACAGAAAACAATTGACTTGCCCCTGACCATTTCCTTTGCGAGATTATAGTCCCATTCTTGTTGTACTTTATTTACAATGGGCGCTTTTGCTTTAACTGTAAATCCTTTAGCCATAAAGATAAGTTGTTTACTTCAGTATCATACCTTATTATGTAGCAGTTGTCAATCAGTCTCTATCTGATAGAATTACTTCATCTCCTTCGACTGAAATCTTGATTTCTGTGTCTTCGTACCAAGAAAGTTCATTGATAATCTGCTCTGGAATTACAATATAATACTCACCAGTAATTGGATCGACTTGGACGGACTCGAAAATATCTCCG